AGACGTCCCAAACGGGGAGTCCTTTTGCCCATGACAACAAACACATACCTTTTGAATAACACAACTCTTGCTGCATCTCATAAAGCGCTTTGCCGGTTATGTTTTGTGGAATTTTAGTAGACCAAGAAGTAGTTTGTACAACTCGGGCTGGTATGCGTGTCATTCTAAGTCGTTCGTTCTTATTTAGGAAAAAGTAATTTGATAGAAAGTCCATCTCAGTGATGCTTCCAAAGTGTATTTTTGTGCATATTTGTCCTAACCCATGACTGTGTTTGCTCTTTTTGTCTGTGAACACCTGCTTTTGGACAGAAAGAAAGTCGTCCATATCACTAGGATGTAAACCAAGCAACACGTCGTCTCCCTTAACTAGTAACATATATCGATCTTCAGGAATCCCGGCAAGGTGGAAAGTGAACTTCCAGTACGCTATCATTAAGATAGTGTTTCCGAAAGTGGTCCAACCATCACCAGAAGCCCTGCCGTCAGCACGGTATTCAACACCTCCGTTGTCAGCAGTAACATGGAGCTTTAAACTGCCCCATAGAACATTCACAAGTTCATCTATAGAAAGTGGATCGTTCCAAACTACATTGTTGTGTCTGGCAGAACTTGTTATTAGTAAAGTCATGAGTCTATTCATCTGTTCGAATTGTGTCATGTCAAACCCTGAACCGTCGGCTGCCCCAAAAATCATACCAGGAACTTTTAGTTCCATTTTCTCAATTGTGTCGCATATTTCTATCCAGTTCTTTCTTCCACAGTAATTTTCAAAGTACTTGTGGGCGATGTATTCCAACTTGTTTATGAAGGCATTTCCAAAAACTTTCTTTTGATCAGTGGGGCCACAAATTTGCCTCTCTTTCACTGTGTTCAATTCTGTTTCTTTGACTTCATGTGGAACTTCGGTAAATTGAAGTTCAATTTTGGGAAACGCTTCATAAATCATATTGGTTTCGATTCTTCTATTCTCTGGATCTATGCACCTTCGCAAGTTAGCTTGGTATGCTTTTGTGTATCGGCCTTCAGTTAACCACTCTTCCATATCCACGACTATCTCCTCATTGTCTAAACAAGTTTCAAATTTGGGTTTATAGATGTTTAAGAACCAATTCTCAAACATCACTAACATTAAGGCATCAGGCGACACCTTGTTAGAACAGGCTCTATAACAGGCACTTAAAACTGTTTTAGGACAATTGTGTTTGACTGTTGGGGTCGTGAAATTTTCATACCAAAGAATTGGGAATATTTGAGTAGCTCCTATATGATCTTCCTTATTACAGTGAACTTCTGAATATGCATACTCATCTCTAAACTTAAATTTTGGATCTACAATACCAGCCATTGATGGCCAG